GTATTTAACCACTTCGTTTTCGTCACGAGTTTCGGCTGTTGGCACATATTGACCAGTAGCTTCAACTTTGACTTGCTTGTTAACAGTTTGCTTGATGATAGCAACTGTAACCGGCTGGCCAATAAGTTCTCGGATAACTTCAGCAGCTACAGGAACTTCCTTCTTCTGCTCATTATCCCAGCGATTGATTGATTTGGTTTCATGTGTCAAAGCACTAATGTCTTTGTTCAGCACAACATTAACCATGGAGTTGATACGGCTATAACCGGGAAGAGGTTTTTCTTTTTTGGTTTTTTTATCAGTGTAGGTATTCTTATTACCTTTCTGATCGCCGGATGAGATCCACTCTGTAACACGGATAATTTTATCCGTAGTGGCATCTTTAAGATCCATGTGGAAGCCCATAGCCCCACCACTGGATTTTTCAACATAGCACATGTCGATGATGCAGTCATAAATTGCTGAATCAACAACGAAGGCACCGCCTAGGCTGTCTTTTTCGTCTTCTAGGTTTTCGTTTGAAAAACCGCTTAGCATACTCATAAGTTTTGAGTCCTTGTCATGTTAGAATTAAAATTGGGCAGATAGTCGGGCCATACCAAAGCACACTCACACATATCTACGTGTTCCCACTGCAAATACATTTTGAACAAGAGCATGGGGTGATCTCTTGGCGAGTGTACTCCGGTATGACCCGAAAATTAATTAAGGTGCGTAATAGGTAGAAAGCTTGTCCATTACGAGTTGGATGTCGTTGTCAATGAAGGTCTCATTAGGTTCCCACATTCCCAGAGAAGCCCGTATGCGCTCATTTACGGTTTGTTTGGTCAACAGGACCTGAAACACGTATTTGAAGCCTAGGATCTCTTCTTGAGGAGAGATGGTAAGCATATCTGAGCTGTATGGTTCCAAAGCTTGAAGAGTCATTTTCTTCGTAGCAATAACAGTGGAGAAGAAACTTTCCAAACCATTGTTGTTCAGGGAGCCTTTGACCTTGACTTTGGTTTCGATTACCAATTCTTTGTCATTATACTCGTCACATGTATGACCAGTAATAATGACTTTTTTAGTAGAATTGGCTACCATTTCTTGCATCAGACGTTTCCAGTACTGAGCATAGTTGCCCCAAGCACCACGTCCGTCCGCTGCAGTAATGACATGCACTGTTTCGTACATATCCATAAGGAATGTGGCACTATCAATAATGATGGTATGCACATTAGGCTGAGACTCAGCATGAACAAAAGCCTCATAGACCTGCATAGGATCTACGATTTTTAGCTCTGTGAACTTGCTTTTGAATGGAAGCCTTTTATTGTTTTCGCAGTTCAAGTAATAGACCCCTGCAGGATCTCTTATATTACGCAAACATGCTGATTTTCCGGTAGCTGATTTGCCACCAATTAGTACTAAATGGTCATTGTCTGAAGTAGACATTTATATTTCCAATCGTTTTTTCACAATTACCCGCAGGAGGCGGGCTTATTAATTAATTATAACCAGATTGCTTTGGCAGTGGGCCATGGCAAGGTGTGAGGATTGATTCCTCTTACAATTGCGTGTTCAGGACTGTTTGCTGGAAAACCAACAACAATGCCATATCTCACAGAGCATGGTACTTTGTTTTTGCCCATATCCACTATTTCACCAATGCGTGGTTTAGTGGCAAATTTGGGTTGGTATAAATCACCATTTTGTTCTGCCAATGTTATACTAGAGCCTTTAACTCGCATAATTAATTCCTCTAAATTTTTGGCGGAAAGTAGAGGATTTGAACCCCTGTCACCCTTCGGTGGTCTTGCTTTAGCAAAGCAGCACATTACCAGCTCTGTCAACTTTCCATGGCGGAAGGGGAGAGGGTCGAACTCTCAAGGCATTTCTGCTCGCTGGGGTTCAAAGCCAGTGCCGTCGCCAGCTTTCGGCTTGCCCTTCCATAATAGGGTGGGCGCACCTAGGATTCGAACCTCGTTACGCGATAGTACCATACACAGATGTTGCTGGCGGGCGCCCATAAGTATTAGATTTTGCCTGCATCCCGATCATAGATCCGTTTGTTGGCAGTTGTCATAATTGTACTAATAATCTCAGCTTCAGGCAAACTGTCTGAGAGTTTATTATTAAGCGCCATCACATTATTGTGAACAGTGTTGGCATCTTGTCCAGCATCAACCAACATTAGAGCGAACTTAATAAGCTGCGCACTTCTGTTGCCAATGGCTGTGTTGTTCACAAACCAACGTTCCATGTTATTCAAGGACTGTTGATTATCAATGATTTTCTTACGATCCTCATTCTTAGAGGTCTTAGGAATAAACAGCAGAGAGTTCAGCAGTTCACCATCATTGTATTCATGGGTGCCTGCGAAGGACATCCATTTCCTACAACGATCTGTTGTCTGGGAATCTGCGGGAAACGGCAGCCACTCAAACACGTTAGCCAAGAATTCTTTATATTCTGCAATGTCCATCTTAAGTGTATGGGTCATCGGAAGAATTATGCGGAACCGGTTAGCTGCAGCGGTATGCCTCTTCGTGGTGTACATCATGTACTTATAGTCTTTAAGAAGCAGTCTCGCAGTATCCATAGTAACACCTTCATCAATATCTAGAACTACCATATTGAATCCGGGTATCGTGCTCTCTTCTCTGCGATGGCCACCAAGCATATGGTGGTTAGTCCACTGAAGAACAGAAGACTGTGTTAATACATGAAGTTGATCAAATGGAGCTACATCATTTTGATAGCCCACTGCCCAATCATTACTATGTGACACAGTCATTTTGTCAATATCAGTAAGATCAAGTGTCTCACCACGAAGGAACTCAATTCCATCGGTGGTAGATTTCTTGATCACTATATTGTTTTTATAGCCGTAAGCTATGGCCAAAGTCATCAGCTCACGTTTTTGGTTCTCAGATCCCTTGTAGAAAGGTAGATCCTCAACCAGATCCACATGAGTTACCTCACGTTTGATATGGGCGATATAATTGGCTAATTTAACATAATTTTTTTCACGAGTAAGTAGCCCTTTAAAGGCTATACCAGAATCTTCAACTAGAGCAACAGCTTGGTAGAAATGATCCTCAGTTAAATCTGGGGAGCCTTCCACGAAAGCGTAAGCACCGGCTAATTTTAAAGCCTTGAAATACCTATGAGAAATTTCTGCTTTTTGGATCTCTTCATGATCAGATAAGCTATTAGCAATCTTCTCACACTCCATTCGATATTCAATAACCAGCAAGCTGACATCTTTAGACATTACAATATCTTTTTTGAAGTTTGCTTCATCAGCTAAACTGCCCAAATGATTGGCCAAAGTCTGTAAGAATGTGTTGGCTGTGTTATCAGTCAACTGAGCATAAATTTCTTCCCGTGTAAGGGAGGTATCTCTTGTGGATGTCTTGGAATAACCAAAAAAGCAGCGCCTTGCATAGCCAGTTTCAAGCATCGTGTAAAGTTCTTCCTCCACTTTGCCGCCATTAAGCAGCTTGGAGGGTGTACCAAATAACATCATGTTAGTTGGGGTCTTGCCGTCAATCTCCTCAGAGCGAACATTTTCGGCAGTATTTTTAGTTAACTTTTGCTTAACTTTACCAACATCGTAAAGCTCTAAGAACGTATGAAGGACCTCAACATTTCCGAGAAGGTTTGAACCAATCTCATCAATTTCCATGTTCATGGATCCGCAATTTGCCATGAGCAACTTATGCCGCATTTGTTTTACGGCTGCAGTTGTTCCACTATCAAAAGAGAAAGCCAAGTTTCCGAGCATATCGAATTCTTTGGCAACTCTAAGAGCTTCGTCTTCTTCGGGCTCATCTTTCCGAATTGCACGCTCAGTGGCAATAGCAGCTAAATTAGCTTTACTGACATCAAGAAATGTTTTGGATAAGAAGCGCTCTTTAAAGACGTTAATAACCTGTTCTTCAACAATGTTGGTAGAGTGGCCTTTGCCTTCACCTGATGTAGCTAAATTAATGGCGTACAGGTTGATAGGTATGGGGCCACGGTCATGTGTCTTAATGGTGGATCGCATCATAGATGCAATTTTAGCAAAATAGTAA